GAATATTCTTTCTAGCGAAATATTCATCATTGAATCCCGACACACGATTAAAATAATGCATGAAATCGTGGTAGAATTCGCTATTAGTATCATGCCAGAGTTTGTAATTAGTATTTATTACGGCTTTGTGGTAGTGAAATACTTCCATTTCTTCCGTATCAATCGCATCAGCAATACAATCAAAAGCACCGCAGGTCCATTCCTCCACTGACATAGTAGGATTGGGGTCTAAAGTAATCCAAACCATACCACCATGCTTTACCTCGCAATGTAACTTAGGCTCTGCCGTAACTAACGGGGCTGCAAAAGTGCCCGAAGGTTGTAGTACGTCATAATTACGGTATGCCCTAATTTCCTTACCGGTATTGTAAGCAAGAATATTCTGACCTGCTATTTGACCGGTTCTAAAATTGCCAGCGTCAGGAAGTTCGCTTTTGTGAAAGCATGGAACCCATACTTTAGAAAATATATTTTCTACTTCCTGCTCATACAAAGACTGGTCAGAGTAGATTAATGAATTGATATATTCAACTTTGGGTGTCTTAATCCAGTCTTTATGATTACGTGGAGGCATTATTTGTTCCAATCAAGTACAGTACGATGAAGTTTCCATATAAAGTTACCAACCTTAGTAAAGGGTTTGCTTAATCCAAGCAAGCCCCAACCCAGGTATCGGATTGCTAATTTTTTCATGTTACACTTTCTTTTTGGCCGTTTTAGCCATACCACCACCGCGCATTTTTTTAGCGGCAACACCGCCACCACGCATTTTCTTTTTGGCCATTTTAGCCATACCACCACCGCGCATTTTTTTCGGGGTTGTTTTAGTTTTATTTTTCATTACGTAGGTTCCTTCTGTCAATTACTAGTGAATGAAACACATCCACAGGGAAATGCTTATAATATCCGGACTTTTCCAAACTTAATGCTGCATCGTCCAATGTCGATAACCTTTGTACAAATACCATGCAGTAGTTTAGGCTAGGGTCTACTACATTGTCGTCAATTAAAAAATTCAAACCGGCTTCTTCTGCGTCATAGTCTGGATGGAACACCATAAGGTGCATATCCTTACCTACAATTGATAATGCTTCGTTTACGCCATCACACCACCCGTCCAGATAATCCATATCTGGTAGGACTTCATTTGCCCATATAACTATATCATAGTCATGTTCATAAAAATCTGCAACCTCCTTAGCTAGTCCATCCAGCCCTGTATTTATACTAAATACAACTTTATTATCTAGCCATGCTTGCTTTGCGTAGGGACACGGTGGTAATCCATTAAGTTTCTCAGAAGGTACTTCAAGAAATTCATGTGACCATTTCCGTATATCTTCCTCTATGGGATGCACTATTTACTTTTACCAACTGTGGGTAATTCCATAATAGAGGGTGTAGGCTTCCGCTTACGAAGGTTTGTTCCGCCACGTTTTTTCTGTTCCATGCCTTGTGATGCCAAGTATTCTTTAAAAGTTTTTCCTTGTAACATTTTTGGCAATTTAGCTCCTGCTGCTTCAGCACGTTTAGCATATTTAAAAAGGGTGGCATCAATAGTCTTGCTTCCTGTAATCTTAGGAGCTACATATTTTTCATAATATTGCTTGTGCAAATCTGCCGGAGCATTAGCTGGGTAAGGTTTTGGCAAATCGCTGGATGTATTTTTTGGTTCTTTCTCACGTTTAGTAGAAATTACAGACATATCTACTCCTGCATAGCCGCTACTTTTATTAGTCATTTGAAAACTTCCCCTCTTCCATGGCTTTAGATAATTTAATCGCACGTGTGCCAACTTGTGTAGCCCAACGGGAGTCCAGCATTTCTACGGCTGCGGTATTGTAATCGCCGTCATGGATAGCCGCCCACATCTTTTTAAACTTACAAAGACGGGGTACACCCATGTTAAAAGCCATATCCATTACAACTAGCTGTCGTACAGCATCCAGTTCTTCTACACAGCTATGGGCTCGACATAGTTCATCTTCAACAATCTCAATATCATTGGTGGCTAAATAAACTGCGTCAGCCTCAGTTATGCCGTATTCATACACGTGGTCTATGCTAGGAATATCTAAATCATCTAGCTCTTCCTTCGTAATTCCACGGTCTTCTAAGTTCCTGCCAATACCAATCGTATCAATTCCTAGGGAATCCTTATATACGTTTAGCACAATACCTTCGTGCTTTATTAGCTTTTCAATATAATGTTCTCTGTCATATTTCATTTTCGTGTTCCCGAACTACGTGGCCTAGTTTCTGTGGGGCTACTTGACTCGTGACCCATCCATACAGCAAACGCCCCCGTCATTGCACCCACAACCGTCGACACAAACGCAGTTTGCTGGGTCGTTGCACTTGCACCCAGAGCCATGAACCACTGTACCACCTGGTAGCTCATCAGTGTCATTGCTAACATCATCAGTCTTGGAAGGATTCGCCATGCTAAAATTTTCTCCATTGTATACGTCATTTCTTACCGAAAAACTTTGTTGCCGAGCGGACTCCAAAGCTTGCAGCAACAATAACGCCCAAGCTGTACTGGTACCATTCAGGCATTTGCTCCAATTGTTGAAATCCGTTTGCAACTATTTCTTCCATTCCGGGCACGAAGGCCATAACTAGAGGTATACTAAATAAAACTGTAAGCCATTCATCTTTCCAGGAGTTAGATGACCCTTTGGCCATTTCTAAGTCCCAGTCAATCTCACCAGTAGCTTTCTTCTGCATGACGACAGCTTCAGCTTGCGCTTTAGCTACCTTAGTCTGTGCATTAGCTTTTGTCTGTTCTACTTTGCCTGACATCCATGTGCCAGCAATTTCTGCAATTGGTCCGATTAGTAAGTTTAGCACTTCCACCTTCTCCTTGCCTGCATCAGATACCTACTCCAGTTTGTTTAATAGGATTGTGTACGCATTTCCATTTTATTTCCGAATCTTCCGGAATCATAGGCATCATGCTGTACACCATTTCATCTACACGCTCTTTACAAACATGGCGTGACTCATACGGTCCTCTAACGTCGCCTATCTCCATGCAGCCATCCGTCATGGACACAGAACAAATCAATATAAACGCTTCAAACATTAACTTAGCCTTTTTCTAAGGGTTGGAAAAAAGATGGACGGAATTCAACGCTGTAAAAACTCCGCCCACATAATGCCTTAGAGTGGCTATAGCGAACCCCGCAGGAATAAGTACAGCATCAGGTCTTTTACAGTAAATAAATCTCAGCAACCAACGTTTTTAACATCCTCAACACTGGATAAATTTACAAGTGTACATATTGTAACATAATTAATTGCATTTGTGAAGATATTATTATTGACTTTCTTAACGTTACCAGTACATGCTTTAAATGGGACTGTTATTTGCCTATTTTTTAGGCATATTGTAGAAAGTTTCATCTTGTACGCATTTTAGGGGTTGACAGGGGGGTGTAAAAAGCCTATAGTTTGTCTTCCTTTTTCTTTTTTCCCCTTTTTTCTTTTTCCGGAACAACCTAAGATTAGCAAAATATGAAAAGAATAAGAAAAAATTACTTTGATTTTTCTAGATTCATAAGAAGTAGACATAAAAAGTATAAATCTCCAGTGTATGGTTTTGATAATGTGGAGGTGGAAAGATATGATAAGAAAAATCACCTCAATAAAAATAATAAATCCCATAGCAAAAGAAGCATGGAAAAAGAAATATACAATAATACCAAACAAAAAGAAAATAATACCAAGAAAAAGCAAATACAGACAAGAATAAGAATAAAATTACGGAATCCATTCAGCTAGTTTAAGGCGTAAAACCCTTGCTAGCTATTATTTTGCCTAAAATTAGCCGTAGGGGGCCGACTTGGTACACCCGCGGCCACTGGTATATAAGTTGAAATTCCCAATTTTGTGTCGTACTCATGTACATGTAACGGGTAAGGGGGGCCTGGCCCATGCGTCCCCATCAAGCGAACCAGCGCAAACCCTTGATTTTACTGGGTTTTTTCCATAGCGAAACAATGTTGCGCCAGGAAGATAGGTTGCGTAACAATATTAGGCTAATCTGCGTGTGCGAGTAATTTTCTTTCG